GTTCGGCCCGGGAGATCCGGTTATCGAGCGCCCGCTGAGTGACCTTGACGGGCAGGGCCTTGATGTTCCACCAGACGCCTTGTTCGTATTCGGTCGAGCCGCCCACGAACCGTACCCGCTGCCCGTTCTTCGCGAGGTCGGTCAGCGGTTTCAGTACGTGTTCGATGGACTGCTGATAGTCGCGTGACCCGATCCGGTGCGTGAATGAGAGGGTGCGCAGCCCGGCCCCTATGTTGCGGGTGATCGGTTTCAGGCCTTCCCGTTCGATCGCGCCGAACCGTGCGACTTCGCCGTGTTCGAACTGCGACGGTGACGAGTGCAGGCTGTGGCGGCGCCCGTCGTCGGTCGTGACGGCCATTGTCGCCGCGGTCTGCGTGCGTGCCACGAGTACCCGAACCATTAGTAGGCCCTTCGGTTGTGTGAGGCGATGAGTTCTTCGAAGGCGTCGTTGACGGCGCCCTTCAGTGCGGCGTAGTCGACGCCGTCGGCGCCGCCCTGCACGGTGATCTGCACGGGGGCGTGGACCGTCAGGGTCGACCCGCCGCCGCGGCCGGCGCGGCTGTGCCCGGAGGTCAGCGACGGGCCGCTGCCGGCCTTGCGCCCACCGGACGCCGCAGCGTTCGCGGCCATGATGGTCTGCGGCCCGATCGCCCGCGTCAGTTCGGGCACGAGGACCGACTCGCCGGGGGACAGGCGGGCGAGGATCGAGTCGTTCCCGGGTGAGTAGCCGCCCAGCACGCCGCCCCCAGCGAACCGGACGCCGTTGCCGGCGTACACGCCGCCGCCGCTGTTCGAGGGCATGATGCCCTGCCCGTTGCCGTCCTTCTTGATCCCGAGAATGTCCTGAATCCCGCCCAGCGGGTTATTCATGAACTCGCCGATCTTGCCCAGCACGTCGCCGATGATCTTGCCCAGGTCTTCGAAGGTGCCGCGGATACCGTCGATGACCGGCTGCAACTTGTCGCCGATAAAGGTCATCATGATTTGGAAACCCTTGACGAGATCGTCGATCCAGTCCTTGACGCTGTTGATCGCGCCGCCGATAATGTCGGAGAACCAGCCGCCGACGGTGTCGATGACCGGCTTCAGTGTGTTGTTCCAAAAGTCCGTGAGCATCCCGAAGGCCCCGATCAAAAGATCCATGTAGGGCTTGATGATCGTGTTGTAGATCCAGTCCAAAATGCTCATGAACCAGTTGCCGACGGCTTGGAACGCGGGCACCAGGACACCGTTCCAGAAGTCGACGATCCCGCGGAACGCCCCGACGATCAGATCAATAACCGGCTGAATGATCGACGTGTAGATCCAATTCAGGATCGACATGAACCAGTTGCCGAGCGCCTGCGCGCCCGGGACCAGCACGCCGTTCCAAAAGTCAATGATCCCGTTGAACGCGCCAACCCACAGATCAATGTAGGGCTTGATAATGGTCGTGTAGATCCAGTTCAGGACGGTCCCGAAGAAGTCGCCGAGGGACTGCAGGGCGGGCAGCAGGACGCCGTTCCAGAAGTCGACGAGCTTGTAGAACAGGGCGACGGCGATCGTCGCGAAGTTCCAGACCAGCCGCCCGATCCAGTCGAAGATCGGGGCGAAGAACGCGCCGACAGCCTGAACCGCGGGCATCAGCACGCCGTTGAAGAAGTCGACGAGCATGCCCCAGCCGTCGACGAAGAACCCGATGAAGTCCCGCGCCCAGTTCCCGACGTTCGTGAACATGTCGCCGAACCATTTGCCGACCGCGTCGATCGCGGGCATCAGGGTCGCGTTCCACCAGTCGACGACGTTGTTCCAGGCCCCGACGATCCAGTCGGTCGCGACCTTCACGGCGTCGCCGACCCATTTCATCGCGGCGTCGACGCCGTCCCTGAACCATCCGATGTTGTTGTAGGCCCACACGAACGCGGCGACGAGCAGGCCGATAGCGATGATGATCCAGCCGACCGGGCCAAGCGCGACCAGCCATTTACCGGCCGCGATCGCCGCCTGCGCCGTCGCGACTGCGGCCATGGCGACCCATCCCGCCGAGATCACGGCGAAGCCCCAAAGCTGTTTGTAGGTCGACTGAATCGCTGCGTTCTGCGTCATGACCCAGGCGAGTTTCTGCTTCCCGGCCGAGACCAGGGCTTCAGTGCCGAGCCGTACCCAATGCGGGATAAGCAGGGCCAGGATCAGCCCGGCGACGATGCCGATCGGTTCGCGCATGTCCCAGAGGGCTTTAGCAGCGTCGGGCAGCTTCGCGGCGGCGTCACGGATATTGAACATCGCGTCGACGAGGGGTGAGTCTTCTTGGACGTTGAACGCTTCACGGAACGCGGCGCCGAAGTCGCCCTTGACGAACAGGTCATAGAGGCCCTGCGCGGCCTTCCCGGTCCAGTCCAGCGCCTTCCCCAGCCCGTCGGTCAGGGCGCCGATAGCTTCGGTCGCGGCCGGTTTGATCTTGTCGAGCGCGACCATCAGTTTCGAGTTGATCGTCGCGTTCAGGTTGCCTAGGGCGCCTTCGAACGTCTTCGTCGATTTCGCCGCTTCGACCGCGACGGGCTTCGTGCCGAGCTTCAGGAGTGCCGTCTGAAATTCTTCAGACGTAATCTGCCCGTCGGCCATGGCATCGCGGAAATTCCCGGTGTACGCGCCTGCGTCTTTGAGTGCCTTCATCAGCGGGCCGGCCGCGCCGGGGATCGCGTCGGCGAGCATGTTCCAATCCTCAGTCATGAGCTTGCCGGCGCCGGCTGACTGCGTCAGGGTGCGCGAAACGCTCTTGAACGTCTCGGCGTTGCCGCCCGCGACGGCGTTCAGGTTGCCCGCGGCCTTCGTTATGTCCGTGTAGTTTTTGACGCCGTTCGACGCAAGCTGCGCGAAGGTGTTCTGAATCGTGGGCAGGTCGTAAACGGTTTGGTCGGCGTAGGCCTTCGCGTCGGCCGTGGCCTTCGTGATCGCGGACGTGTCCAGCCCGGCGAACGACATGGTCGACTTGAACTTATCGGTCGCGTCGCTGGCCCGCCCGGCTTCGGCAATGAACCCGGCGAACACGCCCGCGCCGACCAGCCCGGCGACCGGGCCGATCATCTTACGCATGCCCCCGGCGAAGCCGCTGCCGGCGCGTTCGCCCGCCTTCGTGGCCTTACCGGCGATCCCGTCGAGATCCCGGGTGACTGATGACGACATATTCCTGAACAGGCGCGACGTGCCGGTCGTGGCGCGGCCGACGACGCTGGTCATGCCGCCGAACAGGCGGTTTTGTTTCCCGACGGCCCCGGTGATCTGCGCCGTCGACCGTTCGGTCGCCGCGGCCTGCTTCTTCGCGCCGGTCTCGACGGTGCGCGTGAACCCTTCGACCTTTTTCGTCGCGGTTTCGAGGGGGGCGCTCATTTGGTCTTTGAGTTCGGCGGTCAGCACGACCCGTTCTTCGGCCATTTCTCACGCCCCCCTTCGTCTATTTGTTGGCTTGCTTCTGTTTTTCTGCCCGTTGTTCGTCGTCATCGAACAGGACCAGGGCCGCGGCGGTCCTGACTGCCCGATGCCGCCAGTCACGTTCGGTAATGACCGTGACCGGGTCGACGCCGATGCGCTCGGCGACCCGCGCCTGTTCTTTGAACCGGGGCTGATCGGCGAGCCATTCGGTTAGGCGTCCGTAGGGTCCAGCGGTTCGAGGTCTTCGCCCCAGCCCGCCGCCTTCAGGACCGCGCCGCCGATGGTGTTCGTGTCCGCGTCGCCCAGGAACTTACGCACGGCCGTGTGGGCGTTCTGCCGCGGGCCGAACGCGCTCAGGAACTCGGTGGAGTTCAGCAGCAGCGGTTCGCCGTCGGTGTCCATGATCTGCTTACGGGCGCCGTCGATGGTCTGGTAGATCCCGGTGTTCGTGTCGAGCATCGCCATAGCGTTACCGACGGTCATGTCGGCGTCTTCGGGCTTCTTCTTCTTGCCCATCGACGCGGCCCGGTATCGCTTCATCGCGGGTTCTCCGATCACGGCGTCGAAGGTCAGGACGAAGCCACCCGGCCGGGACGTGACCGGGAACGATACCGGGTTGCTGATCTCGGTCTTCGCCAGGCCGAGCAGCCCGTCAAGCAGCGAGTTACCGGTCGCGCCGACGGCGGGGGCCGGCGCGAAGCCGAGTTCGGCCGCGTTCTCCGGGGCGATCGTCAGGTCATCGCTGCCGAAGTCGTTGTCGGGGGTTTCGGTTCCAAAAGTCATGAGGTGCTTCTTTCGTGTGTGCCCAGTAGCCGACGCGGGTCGACGGCTCTATGAACCGATCGTCGCCCGGCCGCGGACATGGGTGTGGGACGGTCTACGTGTTGGCACTGAGCAGGCCGAACGAGAGGCAGACCGCCCCACACTTTCAAGCGCCCCGGGGCTACCTGCGCCCAACAGACCCCGGGGAGATTAGATGGATCAGGCCGGGCCGCTCGTGGCGAACGTCAGCTTGATCTCGGCAGCATCAGAAGATGATGCGTCGGTCTCGGTTTCCTGCAGGCCGGTCAGCAGGCAGGCCGGGTAGGTGCGGGGCTTCCCGACGCGGGTCCAGTTAGCATCGGTCGCCTGCTTCGTGACGTTGAACTCGCCCCGGCCGATCAGCTTGTTCAACTGGTCGACCCAGACGTCATCGCGGGACGGCGCGACCGTGCGGGTCACTTCAATGTCGTCCCACTCGGCCGGGCCTGCGAGCAGGTCAGCGCGGTCGCTGCCGCCGTTGTAGTCCTTCGTCACGGAAGCGGTACCGCCGCCGCCGCTGAAGGCCCGCCAGGTGCCGGGGATGCCCTGAATCGTGACGAGATACTGCCGCTTGGTGGCTTTCGCCTGCGTAGTTACGTTAGCCATGGCTACTTACCTTTCCGTTAGACCGTACCGGCGAGCGGTACCTTGATGATTTCGACCTGAATAAGCTGCGCGACCGGGGACAGGCGCACACTGATCGAGACAATGACCTTGTTTTCGGCCTGCGCGCTGATCGGGTTCAGGGCGGTGTCGACGCTGACCCGGTAGCCCGGGTCGATGACCTGCTGCTCAGAGTCGCGGAGTTCGTAGAACCCGTCACGCTTCGCGATCGGGTCCAGCACGCCGACGACGGCCGACTCGACCGAAGACCGCAACTGCCCCTTGCTGTCGTTCGTGGCGAACACGAACGGTTCGAGGACGGTCTTGACCGACAGGGTCAGGTTGTTCAGGACGTCGCGGGCGGTCAGCATGCCCAGGTTTTCCCGGTCGGCGGCGAGCGACTGCCAGCCGTACAGGCGGACCTTCGCGCCGGTCGTGACGATGCCGTTCACGAGCGCGTCGGCCAGGGTGTTGT